ATGAATCAAATTTACGACAGTTTTCCGTTTCCTTCCCCTGAGGGTTTTACCTCAGGCATGACAATGGCGGGATATTTTATTCACGCCACTGTCATAAATGATGAGGAGTTAAAACCCACGGGTTCTCATTATAACCCTGAGGCTAAACCCAAATATGCCATTGTTATTGCCTATCCGTATGAGGACCGAAAATTAAAAGTCCGCCGTGAGGAGCATGAGCGATTTTCCTGTACTGAGGAGGATTTTAAATTTTTTAATTCATGTCCTGATTTGCAGGGCAAACCTGTTTATCTCACGGTGGATGTTAACTCATGGTCGACAGGCTCAGAACGTCATGGTGTCTGGTATCGTTTTATTTCCGGCTCCATGAAACGTTTTGACGGTCAGCCGCTGGGTGCACTGCCCGCAGGTAAAGAAAAAGGCTGATGATATGTCTGACGCTGATTTTCTGAACTTTGTTTTATTTGCTGCGCCTGCAATGATTTTATTTTCTTCAGGTTTTGGCATCGGAATAAAACTGATTCGCGCCTGTGACTCACAAAGCATTACTGTTCAGCGTTATTATGACTGAATTTGATTTCAGCGGTGTTTTATCCGCACTGAATTCTGGCGTACAGGACGGGGAGCTTTACTGGGCCGTTCTTTATGTCTGGATTGTCTGCTGGCTTCTTGGCTTTGGTCTTGGTGTTATTTTCACTCTGGTCTGCCGGATGTTCAGTGATGCTGTTAATTAATTTTAATTGTCAAAGAGGAATTTTATGAAACTGAAAACCCTTGTTTTATCTGGTCTGGCAACGACTGCTTCTGTCGCTGCGCTTCCGGCTTCTGCTGCGGTTAGTGTTCCGTCTTTTATTACTGCTGATACTGTTAAAGAAATTGGTGACGCGCTCACCAGTGTGATTGGCATTGCAGGTACGGCGGCATTTGCCGTTCTTGGTGTTTCACTCGCTGCCCGTCTGGGTATCGGTATCATTAAAGGCTTCCTTTCCCGCGCAACCTGATAGTTATTTAACGACAGCGCCCTCCGGGGCGCTTTTTTAATCATACCAGGAGTGTTTTTTTTGATTCACTTTATTATTCCGCTTCTGTTTTTGTTCTTTTCCTCGTTTTCTTTCGCTGAAGAGAAAGAAAATCCGGATGCACTTGTTCAGTGTGCAGGCCATTTATCCTGCAGGACAGATTATTCGGACGCGGGGACGTCGATTAAATTAGCCAGGGCGGCCGGTCATCTTTTCTGTGGTTCGGGCAATTATGACGCATGTTCCGGAATAATTCATTATTGTGGTGTGCCACTTTCAACGCCTGTTAATGCACCTTCGACTGTCGGGTCTTTTGTCCGTGCCCGGTGGTCAGCATATAAAGTCTGGGATTCAGACAAGCAAAAGTGGACAGCCTGCACCCTTGCTTTTCAGGGTGGTGAGGGGGATTTGACACCTGAATATAATAAGCCGCCAACTGACGAGATTTGTCTTTCTCGTCCGGTTCTTGATGGTATGACTTTTTCTGATGTTTATAAAGGTGATGACGGGACCCGTTATGTTAATGTGCAGGGGTGTATTTATGAGGCAACCGGCAATCCTCTTATTTGTAATCCCGATGATGATACAGTTTGTACTGCCGACTGGAAACCAGTTGCTGTAGATCCTGCATTCTCCGATGGTAAGGAGGATGGCGGTAGCTCAGGTGGTGGCAGTTCCGGTGGTGGTAACCCAGGCGGCGGCAGTTCCGGTGGTGGTTCAGGTTCTGGCTCCGGTGGTTCATCCGGTAGCGGTGGCTCCGGCTCGGGTTCCGGCGGCTCATCCGGCAGTGGTGGTTCAGGTTCTGGCTCCGGTGGTTCATCCGGTAGCGGTGGCTCCGGCTCGGGCTCCGGCGGTTCATCCGGTAGCGGTGGCTCCGGCTCGGGCTCCGGCGGTTCATCCGGTAGCGGTAGTTCAGGTTCAGGATCCGGTGGCTCATCCGGCGATGACAATGGCTGGCTTGATGGTATTTTGGGCTGGTTAAAAACAATATGGGTGTCAGTGAATGATTTAAATAATGCTTTTTCTGTTTCTCAGGCTGATATGAATAATGCATTAAATTCACTGGACAATGGTATTAAAGATATTAGTCAGAATATAGCTTCTTCTTTGCCTGATGGGGATTTCCCTTTAGGGGAGCTTTCGCATTATTTGCCAGGACAGGGAAGTGATAGTCATGATAATAACAATTGGCTTACAGTTAATATTGACAAACTGGTAAATACAAATAATGGAACTGCTCTTCCTTTTACTTTACAGTTTAGCTTTAATCTTCCGTTGATTGGCGCGATTAATTTCAAGATTGATACAAGCCATTTTGCAAAAGCTTATGACGATTATGTTCGTTCTGTTCTTGAATATGCTATTTATATGATAACCATGTTACGCGTTTTTGTTATTTCTCGCCGTACATTATTTGAACGTGAGGTAAAACTCTGATGTGGGCCATTTTAGGTGCTTTTTTTGTTGATGTTGTTTTAAAATCACTACGTTTCATTGCAGGAGTTATCGGTGATAAAGCTGTTGCATGGGCTAAGCTCCTTTCTTATCTTGGTCTTTGCTACACTTCATATTATGCTCTTGTATCTGCCGTCAATTTTATTATTCGTCAAATCTCCGATGTTAATAAACTCGATGTTATTGTAGTTGCATTCAGTTACCTTCCTTTAAATATTCAGTACTGTTTTAATATCATCCTCCATGTTCAATTTATTTCATACATATATCTTTATAAGGATAGAGTGTATCGATTGGTTTATGATTTATTTAAATCAAATGGGCTTAATGTTGGCAAGTAATTTTGCGGGGGTAAGTTATGCCAGTTATCACGGGTAATCTGGGGCAGGGTAAAGGCATTGTTGCAGCTTATTTTGCCTCACTTTATTATCGCCGTGGATTGCGGGTTGCAGCAAATTTTCCGCTTAACACTGAATGTATGTCATCAGGTTCGGATACCCCCGTTACGGTTATTCCCGCCATGCCCCGCATTGAAGACTTTGAGCTTCTTGGTCGTGGATGTCCTGAAAATGAAAAAACACGCTTCGGGGCGTTATTTCTTGATGAGTGTGCGACATGGCTGAATACCCGTGGTTTTGCCCGTAAGGACAGATTACCGTTAATTGACTGGCTGATACATTCCCGTAAGCTGGGCTGGGATGTTTATCTGATTTCACAGCATGAAGATATGATTGATTCCCAGATAATTAAGGCGATGGGGGCTAAAATTATTCGCTGCCGCCGTCTTGATGAATTACGTGTTCCTGTGATTACGCCACTGATGGAATTATTCAGACCAGGAAAAACAGGGGTTGCATCAGGCAAAAGGGGGATTATTCCTCATTACGTGGCTGCCAGTACGTTTCTTTATGACGGCACGATTCACGCGGCACGTCGTCCCGTAGATAAAATCATTATCAGGGCTGCGGATTATTACAACGTTTACGACACTAATTTCATTTTCTCTGACGGAATGGAGCTGCTTAATGGCCGTTTTGTGGATATGCGTGCTGTTTATTCTGTTTTGCCCGGGCGCACACTTAAAACAATGAATCCGTTATCTCAACAACCCGAAAAAAAGGCCACCCCACAGAAAAAGCCGTGGGGCAAGCTGATTGCCTTTCTTTTCCTCGTCACCGCGATGATTGCCGTTGCCCGACATTATTTCTCCGGCGATCGGGAGGCTAGTGCCGCTGTCCCTCCTGTGCCTGAAAGCACCGTGACACCTGCACATCCTTTGCCTGCGTCTACGGTTGTATCAGAGCTGAGACAGAAAAAACCAGATGTGCTTCCGGTATCAAAGGAGTGGCGGCTTGCCGGATATGTCAGGGGAGCAAGTCCTTATTTTGTGCTGCTGGGTCCGGCGGGTCAGGTGCGACGTTATACCGCTTTTCAGCCATGGAACGGCAGCGCCACGGAACTGAATGTTGACGGTGAAAAAGTGACGTTCTGGTCAGGCTCATCGGGAACGGCATCAAAGGGGGATGTGCTGACTGACAAAATGCTTTCGTTTGATGTGAATGGTAAATAAGACAGAGGACACTCCGCTCGCCGCAGACCCAGCGACCGAACGTAGTGAGCGAGTGGTCGAGGAAGCGGAAAGGCACCATTACCGGCCCCGGGCACTTACGCTCTGCTGCCTGCTTCGGGCACTTATGCTCTTTGCTGACATGGTCAACCAGCTTACTGGCTGTGCAGAACCCGACGCGTACAGGCGATGGTGTTGCCTGTTGATGAAACTGATGGCTGACAGCGTGCCCCCCTGTAGTGTGCACCGCAGCTTAATCCGTGCTTTGTTTCCATGGACTGCACCTGCCTGCCGGACTGACAGGTCTGATGGATGAACAGACAGGCAGAATGCTTCATCTTCGCGTGTGGTGGTACCGCTCGCCGCAGATCCGGCGACCGAACGCAGTGAGCGAGTGATCGAGGAAGCGGAATATCTTCATGACTGAAAAACAGCACTTAACGGTATAACATGATGAGATTGATTAACTTACTGACAGCATTTCTTTTTTTGACTTCGGCGTGTGTGCATGCCTCGTCTCCGGTCTTTTTTGTTGACCGTATTCCGCTCAATGCAGCGATACAGCTGGCTCAGGAAGATATTTTCAGGCGTCAGTATGCGTTGCCGCCTGAACTTGCCAGCGATACCCGTCCGGTGACGCTGGACTTAAGTCTGACGGGCGATCAGAAAAAACAGCGTGAAGAGTATGTGCGCTGGCTCAGACAACTGAATATTTCTGTTGAGACTCGTAATGGCGTGGATCATTATCGCTCGTTTAAACCCGTGGCTGCGCCGGAAAAACTGGTTTCATGGGTATATACACCATTTAACCGTTCGCCAGCTTATCTTGCCGCCGTGCTTTCGGGTACAACGACAGGGCGTTCATCACAGGTATCTTCAGAGAATGCGGCTGCATCGTCTCCGGTAACTTCCGGCTCATTCTTATCAGGTGAGGGTGATTCACTGGTTTTCAGGGGGACACGTTCAGAACTGGCACGCCTTAAGGAGCTGGTTCCGCTGGTTGATGTTCCGGCTCAGGGGGTTGTGGTAACGGGGTATATTTATGAGGTGCAGACAGGGCGCTCTGAAGGTTCGGGGCTGGCACTGGCTGCAAAACTGTTATCAGGGCGTTTTGGTGTCAGCGTGGGTTCCTCATCCTCGATGGGGAATTACATTTCATTCAGCTCCGGTACGCTGAATGCGATGTATGAACTGTTCAGAACAGATAACCGCTTTAAGGTGGTATCCGCGCCGCAGCTGCGCATGGATTCAGGCAAGGAAGCGACGTTTTCTGTTGGTGAACAGGTTCCGGTTCTTGGCAGCGTGTCTTATGAGGATGGTAAAGCCGTTCAGTCCGTGACGTATCGTGATTCGGGGGTGATATTCAAAGTTAAGCCGGTTATCACGTCGTCGCGTATCAGCCTGAACGTCAATCAGCAGTTAAGTAACTTTGTCAAAACGGATACGGGCGTGAATGATTCGCCAACGTTGCTCAAGCGTGAGGTGGATACGTCGCTGACTCTGAAAGATGGCGATATTGTGTTGCTGGGTGGTCTGGCAGAAAACAAGGATTCGCAGGCCAACACAGGATTATCATTTCTGCCAAAGAGCTGGAGTCAGAAGTCTGACGAGAAGAGCCGCACGGATATGGTTATTCTGTTACAGGTCAAAAAAGTTTGA